TAGATTTAGCAGTAGTTAATTGGTCTGGAGTGATTGCTTCACCTTCCGCAATATCTTTAGCATCTCCAGAATATACCCATTTTGGTACTGTAACTGTATTTCCTGGTTGTCCTACTAACTCACGCTCAACATAAGCAAGCGGTGTAAATTTAATCATTTTTGGTAATTTAGCTGAAACCATATCAGCTAAAACCTCTGGGTTTACTAATTGTGCAATTTTAGTTTGTGTCATTTATCTATTATCCTTTCAATTTATGATATAGTTCGGGGTTATTTCGCAGTAATTCATTTCTACTTTGATATCCCATTCTGTTGAATTGTTCTTTTGTAATCTCGCCTGCGGAAGTGTCTTCCATTTTCTTAGGCGTTTTACCTTTTAATTTTTCGCCAACTTTTTTGTCGGCTAGATCATTCACTAAAGCTACAAAGCTTTCTACAGCCTCTTGCGTGCTCTCTGCGGTATCTTTGACAACAATGCTTAGGATTTTATCATCCGCTACAACACCGCCCTCAGAAAGCATTTTAGAAGCTTCTCGCTCTAGTCCGCTTCGATTGATTTTAGCTTCAAGTTCAGCGATGTATGCTCTTTGTTTTTCTTGCTCATACTCCGCTTTCTGAACCTCGTTCATCTTGCGTAGCTTTTCAGCCTCGTCCATCTTAGCTTGATACTCTT